AACTTCAAATTGCTTGATGGCTAAGAGTGGTTGGCGCATTGAAAGAAATACCCGGACCATTGTTGAAAAACAATTTGAAGTTTTGCAGCAGCAGAGGCAAAGCGGCATCGGGGAATTCAACACCGCCGCCATACATACCAAGAATGATAATATCTCTTAAGATAGTCATATCCTGACAGGCAACTGTCGAATCGTCTGCCTGACGGAATGAAATACCCCATCCGCCCGTGTTGGTCTGTTCCCCAAGGATAGAAAGACGTTCCACACCACCGAACCAGAAATAACGCGCGCCAGAAGTCGCCTGAACACCAATGAAGCGAATAACATCGCCACTAAAGCCCGGTTTCTGTAAAAGCTTTGTTGTGCCGTAGTCAGTACGCTCAAGCGGAATAGAATCCCCGCGCAAGGTAACGCCTAATGGAACATAGAGCGTACTCCCAATTAAGTAATTACCAGCCGGGATTACTACCGTTGCACGCTTAAACTTCCACTTACCAGCAACAGTCAGTGCTGCATTAATCGCAGTGGCATCATCTTGCGCCAGGGTCGTAGTCGTTGTTGAATCCGCATAATAAGAATATGGCGACCCTGATTTACGATAAAATGCATTACCCTTAGCGCCAAAGCGGCGGGCATTAATGACACCGGTTGTCTCGAATTCATTATCAACAAAATATTCAGTGCCAAACTTACGGTAAATAACGCCATCACAATCGGCATCAGTAGGGGCCAGACCATTTGGTAATAAGGTTATTTTATTATAGGTTTTTGTTTCACCAGTGAACGCGTCTAAAACATTATAAAGCGAATTATTTAATCGGTTCATATTACAAACCCCGTATTAGAAAAAGTAGGTGGGGGAAAATCAGCGCCTTGCGGACCAGTATCGCCTTTTGGCCCGGTGTTTCCAATTGGTCCCTGAACGCCAGCCGGGCCTTGTAACCCCTGTAAACCTTGCGCGCCCTGAATACCCTGCGGTCCGACAGGACCAGTCGCACCATCGATACCTGGAAAACCCTGCGGACCTACAGGTCCGCGCTGACCAATACCATCGGTAGCGATAATAGTCTCATCGATTTTAATAATAATATCTGTCATGTTGCATCCGTTACTGTGTCGGTGGCGTATAATTCAAATGATCTGGTGCGTTTTACATCTGCGCCGTTCACTAAAGCGACATCAAATACATAAAGTTTATCTAGTAAAAACAATTCACTATCATCAGCACTGACAACAGGATAGATGGTATTGATTGATAAATCGACATCTATACGGCTATTTGGGAAAACGCCAGCAGAAGTAATTCGTTTGATAATGGTTCCGGTTGCATAATCTTTGAAATCAATCTCTGCGGTATAACCAGTGATATCATAAGGAAATTTGAGACTCAAACGATCCCATGTGGTTTGACGTTTAATATACAATGCTGTGACAGAACAACCTGAATTACACATCTTTTTTCACCAATGTATTATCGTTATTCGTATCCGATAATTCCTGTTCGCGTTGCACTGCATAGTTTTCATCGTTTTCTTCAACTGTAATCGGTAGAAGATTGGCAGTGTTAATGGATTTTTTGGCCTCGATATCACTAATCATACCAGCTTGTTGAGCACGCATTACACGGTTGAATTGCTTGTCCTTAATATCCTCTTCCTCTTTTTGGGAAAGGATACGCAGGGAAGGCCACTTAATCGAAATGGTATCTGGCACAAAACCAAACAGCTTCTGGCAGCACAGACGGATGATCTGAATAACTTCATCATGACATTTACCACGGATCTCGGATTCAATCATGCTGTTATAGTTTTCAATATCGTCTTCACCGCTGCTGAAACCTGCAGCACTGACACCGAATAGTTTCGTAATAGGCATTTTTACATCACTGGCAATGCCCATGCGGATCTGGGGCAACATCTCACCAAGACCGGAAAAATTCATATTCTTCTGGTCGTAATCATCTTTGTTATCCATTACCAGGGCATTCAGGTAATTCTTCAGCTTGTTCGCGGCCTGGATACGGAAAGCAGCTTTTTCAGTGCCGCCGATCTGGGTCATGAGCTGATTGAAGTCCTGGATCTTGTAGACATCGACCTTTGCTTCATCCATCAGTTCGAATACGACATCCTGATTTTTGAAGTATTGATTTAAGGACCGGATAACCTTTTCGACCTCGGACATTCCCCAGCCGCGCAACTGATTACGAACCAGCGAAGGCGGGGTTTTCCCCTTGGCGATGTAAACCCGCGATGGATCAACCTGAACGCCGTAGTATTGGAAAGGGCGCGTCGGATCGATGCGGTAAGTGGTTAATTCATCACCATTGATATTATGATAAAGTTCCCAGGCCTCGACAGCACGAAATGCCATAGGGGACTTTTCATTGATACGGTCGATTGAAAGTTTTGAATTAGGATCCTGATCGGTAATAACCATAACAGCACCGCCGCCGAAGAGACGCGCCCATTTACGGGCTTGGATAACCGCTTCCATAGCGCCGGAGCTTCTGAGATATTCCTGTAAAACAGCAATATCGCTTGAATCTAGCTGTGGAGCGATAATCTCGACACCGTGTCTGAACGCGTCATCAACGGGTTGGTCGATTAAAGTCTGAATAATACCCGTCTCGACATAAAGCCAAGACAGCAGGGTGCGGTTATTCGAAACTAAATATTTGCGCGTATTGTAATAAAACGTTTCTGTCTGGCTTAATTGCGCGGAATGATGATGCTGAAAACCAACAGTAGAAACTAAATCTGTCAAAGAATTGTGGAATTCATCAATAATGGCGGGTTTTTCAGCTTCGTTCATCAATAATTCCGATTTTCAATTATGTGGTTAAGGATAGCATGGCCCATTAATTGCGGCAATGCAAATTATAGGACATCCCAGATACTGACATTTGACTTGATATAATCAGCCAGGGCGTAACGCAGGGCATCGATGTAATGGTTATTTTTGTCGACAATGACAGGAAGAATTTCCTGAGTATTTTTATCGACTTTATACGAATATTTCTTGAACTCTTCAATGGTATTTACGCACCGCGGGTGGATATAGATATTCGTGAACGACCGGAGATATTCGACACCATCCTCAACCGACCCTGACCATTTAGGCGCAGAATCGATGGCAAAGCCCTTTTGAGCGATATGGCTGATTGTCTCAGGACGGGCGGCATCGCCGTATATTTTCCAGCGCCGGGCATCAGGGACTGAATCAAATAGCTGAGGAATTTCATCCATCTCAACGCCATGACCACCGGCCTCGTACTGGATATAGAGGTTTTTCTCATTACCCTCTTGTCTGATAAAGCACTGCACCAAGGTAGTTGGATCATTGGCAAAGCCCCAGTCAGCGCCGTTGAACTTGCGGGATTGGTAGAGCTGCCACATTTCAGGCTCATCGAAATCTTTAATCGTCCACTTTCCATGGAATACAATTTGTTCAGCGCGGCCTACGGCTTTTCCTAGATATTCATGTTCATATGCTAAATAATCCCTTCGCTTGAGATCTTCAGCCATTTCTATGAACTTTTTACCAAGCCATTCTGGATCGATATCCAGATAGCAAGACTCATGCACCATCCTGCCTGGAGACTCTTGCTCTGATTCTTTGTTTACCCACGCAGAAGGGTCATTCGGAGGGTTATATGTAATAAAAACAACATAATTCTCGCCACCCCGCAAAACAGACTGCATTACGTTACGAATTTCCTGCATTCCGTTAAATTCTGCAGCCTCTTCAAACCACAGGATTTTGAAATAACCTTGTTTAATTTTAATGGATTTAAGCTTTAAAGGGTCATCAAGGCCCTTCATAATCGCCTTTTGACCGGTCGGTGTATAGGTTATCTCAGCCGGTGCATAGGTATGCCGGAAAAACATTGACAATTGAAGCTTATCAATTGCCCATAGAAGGTTAGGCATGATACTGGTTCGAATAGTATCACCAACCTTACGACAAATAAGCGCATTGGCATCTTTATCTTCAACCATACCCTCAATTGTTTTTATGGCACAAAAAGAAGATTTCGTGCTACCACGACCGCCTTTAAGCCAGAACTCTGAGTGGGTTGCGTCCTCTATGGCATGGTAAACCGGATAAAAGACCGGTGCGATTACATCAGCAATCGATACATCATGAACGCGGGACATCGTTGATCAAACGGATCTTAACAGGGGCACCATCTTCACCGGTAAGCTCATGTGTCAGTTTATCGCCATAACGTTTTGGTGCCAGTTTGGATAGATACCATTTACGCATTTCGACACGAAGCTTGGAGCGATTAACAACTTCCTTGTTTTCCACTTCATAGCTTTCATCGCCTTTTGTGATCTTCATAAAGTCGTTTGATCCATCGTCTGCGATTTCAAATAAGTCTTCTGCCATAGCATCTAAACCGATATCTCTCGCGCGCGCATATTGCGCGTAAAAACCTTGTACGTCCCTTGCCGCCCATCCACGGATAACATTCTCTGGGGGAAAATCTGCATTCTCACGACATACCTGGCGCAGGGTTTTACCCATCTCCAGTTCAGCACAGGCTTTGTCTGCAATCTTTTGATCGAAGGTTGTCGGTCTGCCTTTTTTAGCGGCCATTAGATAATCCCAAAAATCTTTAAAAGGAGTAAGAGCAGCAACAAACCACCGAGGCCACCAAAGGGTGCGTATCCCCATGTAGCGGCATAGGGGAATATTGGAGTGCTGAGGATGAGAGCAATCACTAATAAAACGATGAGGATGTTTACTGGCATGTTTTGATTATAACTCCGGTGATAAAAAAATGGCAACAGAAAAAAATCCCTGCGTATCCCTATTACTAACTTAACTAAGCCAAACAACCACCCCGCATTAACTGCAATCGATAGGGACTTGGTATGCTGCGATGGCAGGGAGCATCGCCCGAAGGACCAGCCGTTGCGGTGTGATTTTAGTGTAACATTTCCGTTATTTTCGGTCAAATGATATAATTTTTGTCGAAAACAGCCTAATCGAATGTCCACCTAAGTCCACTGCTATTATTAAATATCAATAACTTATAAAATTTTCGGACCTTAAAAAAAGTTCAAACTTATACGCGGGAATATACCCCCCCTCCCTCTACCCCCTATATTATATATATACTATATAAGAAGTATGGTATATATATAAATAACCCTATTGAAAACAAAGAAAACAGTCGACCTAACCCCGACCTTAAGAAGCCTTATATGAACCTTTAAAAGGCATTTAAAGACCTTAATAAGCCTTATTCGGACCTTTCTTACATGAATTATGAAATTTAATTGACT